GTTCTCACACCTAATTGAGCTCTACCACCCGAAAATCCACCACCTAATACTTGTCCTGCCCGACCACGCATAGATGCCATAACTAGATTATCATACTCCATATCAAACTGCATAGTGTTTGCAACCTGTTCTCCAATATCATTAACTTCTATTAATACAAATGCTTGATTGTAAGCACGAGCCGCATTGTATATTACTTGGGGGAATAGTAGAGGTTTTATTTCGTTATCTTTGTATTTTGCAACCACCCTGTAAGGAATCTGAGATATATCAAATACTACAAATGCAGAAAAATCTTTCTGTGTGCCTCTGGCAACATCAACCGTAATAAAATAATCTTTACCTTCTGTTGGGTTTTCATAGACATCTAAACCTGCGTTAGACTTTAAAGGTGCATGATATGATAAAGTTCTAAGTTTTGCTGGACTAATTAGTGTATCAATAGAACCTAAAAACTCACACTCGAACTCTGTGTTAAACTGTGCTTCTGAGGTGTTTCGTATTGTTTCCTCTTTCCAAGCCTGATCACGCCCCGGCACTTCACTCCAATGCACCTCAATAGGAACATAAGAACTTCTCTTCTCTTCTGCATCTTGCCACATTTTGTAAAACATATTCATACCATGTGGAGTAGAAACGATCATCACCTTTGATGTTTTACCAGAGGAGATGGTAGGATAGACAGAACTGAAAAACTGTTCGGCTACATTACTAGGAACGTAAGCAAACTCATCAAGGAAAATAATATTATAAGAACCGCCACGCACCGCACTAGCAGAAGTAGAAGCCGCCAAAATCTTAGAACCATTTTCAAGTTCTAAACTTCCTTTGTTCCATGACATTACTCCTTGTTGCATCCATGTTGGTAGATGTTCATAAGCAAGCTGCAAACGTGATAGTAAGTCACGAGCAACTGCAGCTTTGTTTGCAAGTATAGCGACATTCACAGAAGCATTAAATAATACATAGTGTAGAAGGTAGGCAATAATAATAGTAGACTTGCCTGACTGTCTTGGTAGTTTACAAATAGTAAAACGATTATTATGAAACGTCCCTACCATATCTTTCTGAAAGTCATACATCTTAAAAGGTATAAGACCTTCATCTAGAGAAACAATCTTAATATAGCTCTCTATAAAGTACTGAGGATCATCCATACATTTGGCAAATTCAGCAAGCTGATCCTTTGTCCACTCTTGAGCAACATTAACCCTTTTGAGATTAGGGTTTCCAAGATATACTGTATCATCAGTCATTAGTGCATAATAAAGAGCTTTGACATATCAGGATTAACCAGCTCCCTATTCCTTAGATGTTCTTCTTCAATGTCTTGTTTAGCCTGACCATAATATTCTACACCATAGTGATGTCTGATCATCCACTCGTTTAAAGTTGTTTCTTCTTCCTCATGAGTAATCTTGAATTTTCCTAGAATACGGCCGTATTTGCCCTTGTCATCTTTTTCAGTAATGAGTGTTTGAGTAGAACCTTCTGGTATCCACTTCTTAACTATTTCTTTCGCCATAAGACCATATTTTTTTTCTTCTAAGTCTCTTGTACGACTCTCAGGAGTATCGATACCATAAAAACGAATACGTTGTTTACGAAGCCACACACCGAATCCCATATCAATATCTACATCAGAAGTGTCGCCATCAATTACCCGTAGTATTACACATCTATATTCGTACATTACTTGCCTTTCAGCATCTTTTGTAGTTCAGCAGTACTCCCTACAAATAATGCGTTAGTTACATTTTTAGGTGCGTTGTTAGGAACATCTTTAAGTCTCTTCATCTTCTCTTGAAGATCACCTAGTTTTTCGGTAACTTCTGCGACTTGTTTGATAAGATTTCCAGCAACCTCATATCCTCTTGGATGTTCGCCTTCCTTTGCAATATGTAATATTCCATCAATTGCAACTGAACCTTTTTCAACCAAATTGTAAAATTGTTTCCTTTGATATTCATAATCTGCCTCTATGTCTATATCGGGAGTTACATGAGGTACAACAATTTCTTTTCCCATATTAATAATCTCACCAACGGTTTCTGATTCTATCTCAATCACACCTAATGCTTTATCTATTTTATCATTCATGTTATATATTTATACCTCCCATAATCTAAATTTGCTTTTTCTAAGTCCTCTGTGTGAATAACTGTGCCATCTCCGTAAACAGCTTCAACACCGTATCCATAACTTTTCCATCTTTCAGGCCGTCTGTAAAACATCAAAGTTTTTCCTATATTATAAGCATACTCAGAATCACCTGTATGTTTTGCTATAAAATCTCTCAATTCCATTTTTGCTTTTAAAAAATCCTCTTTATTTCCATGAAAATCTGAATGCCATACTATTCGTTTTTCTATATTACGGTTGATAGCATACTTTAACATGTCTGGAGCAAAGAAAAACGGTTGATAATTGTCAAGGTCTACTTTAGAAACTTTAATATCTTGTAAAAACCTCCAAGATTGTGTAAGATACGTATATCGAGTTATAGGCCACCACCTTTTATAATTTTCTTCTTCATCATCATTCCAATGAGGAGCTTTCTTATCTCCATGTTCTGGAAACCCAGTACTACCAAAAAGTCTATCAGCTTCACAACCAGTGGTAAAAATATTCTTATCTATCTGTGCTTGAGAAAACAATTCTAAAGGTTCTACAATTCTACAATTATAATCTTTAATTCTTTCTGCCATATATGGCCAACAACGTAAGGGATAGTCAGTTCCCATTATAATATTTAATTGGTCTTTAGGACACACCTCTAAAAGTGCTGTAAGAATTACTGCTGAATCTAAACCACCAGAATAAAAAAGGTCTATTTCTTTACCCATATCTGATATATCTTGAGCTCGATTCATGAAAAGATCATCAGCTGATATTTTATCTACGGATGGATAATATTCAAGTTTTATATTAGGAAAATGATCATTTTTCATTTTAAAAGAAAACTCATTTTCTCCTAACAAGTCATTAACATGCCATTGCGGCGGGCGACCTATGAACTCAACAAATTCTGTGTCCCTAAGATGATTTTGTAACCATTCTTTATTGGAAGAGTATTCATTGAAAACAGTCTTTCTATAATTAGATGAAAAAAATAAAAAATTCTCAGTCATAATGTAAGTTCGTTTTTAGTCATATATTTCATAATATTCTTTCTATTAACAACAGTACCATCTTCCGTTACAGCAAGAACAGTATAGTCGGGTGGTAAAGGAGAGAGCAGTTGTTTCTGCACATTTGGGTATGTTATAGTTTTTGGAGCGCCATAAGCGTAATCTCTATCTATTGTCTTTTCATAGATAAAATCTCTAATCATCATCTTTGCTTTCAAATATTGTTTTTTATGTTCTTCTAAGGGACTAGGAGTGTAATAAACCATTTCTCCATTCATATGCATATTGATAGCATGCCTCTCAAAATCTTCATGATAAAAGAATGGCTGGTAGTTATTCATATCAACATGATCTACATGAAGGTTTCTAAGAAACCTCCAAGACTGTGTGAGGTAAAGTCTTCGGTGTTTTTCGTACCATCTCTTGTCGTTCCATTCTCGATTACTAGGATCGCTAAGATTTCCTGCTTTACTTCTATCGATATGATATCCAAGATGGTTGTTTGGGTCTGCCTGAGCATAAATAGTAATTAAAGTATACCCATCAGCACCATATAACATATCTGCTTCACAACCAGTGGTAAAAAGATTTTCATCAATTTTTGCCGTGCCAAATAAATCACCATCGCCCATAGTTACATGGGGAAAGTGTTTAATAGAATCTTCATATAATTTTGGATATTCTTCTATGGAAGAGCTACTACCCATTATAATATTAATTTGGTCTTTAGGACATACTTCTCTTAATGCAAGGAATATGGCAACACTGTCTAACCCCCCAGAATAAAAAAGGTCTATCTCTTTTCCCATATCCCTCATTTCAATTGCACGTTCCATGCATAGATCAGAGAAGGTTGATAGACCATCAGTAAATTGATATTTGACTTCTGAATAATGTTTTTGAGACATATTGAAAAGGTATTGTTCTTCGCCATGCTTATCGTTTAGGAACCAAGATTTAGGTCTAGTATATTTTTCTAAAAGATGAAATTCTTCTAGTTGCTTGAAAGAAAATTCCTCTACAAACTCATCAGAAAATTTTTCCCAACCTTGATTTTCAGCACTGAAAAGAGCATTATCATTTTGAGCAATATTATAATTTACATAATATTCCCAAGCATCACGGTATTCATTACTTACATATACAAATTTAGTCATGATATACTTTTATCTAGGGTGTCTTATCTTCCCCTGTTTCTGGATCATATTCTTTAGCATCTTGGAAAAATGAACTAGATTCATTAAAACCAAAATCATCATCTGCATCAGCAGAGGCTGGATTAGGAGTAACAGTATACCTCTGTTCTCTCTTAGGAGATGCATCTGGCATATCTGTATATTGATCTGCTTGGACAGTTTTAATAACCTTACTAGAAGTAACAGGCCCATACAAATAGAATTTTGCAGTAAACGTAAGAGTATAGATTATAGTAGTTCTAGAAGTAAAATCTCCTTCATAAGTATCTTCATAATTTACAGCACTTAATACTATAGGTACATCTCTTTTTATACCCATATCTGTATTATCATTAAGTGTTACTGTATAATCTGGTTGAAAGTAAGGAAGAATCTGTTCTACAATCTGCAACGCATCATCTGATTGTTTCGCTAAAATATACAAAGTAAAATCTATATTATAAGGAACAGGCATATATTGTGTATCAAGTTGATTTGACTTTGCACCCTTTACCTTCTTAAACTGTTGGACTCGATTTAACTTACGTTGAGGATCATATGCAATACCAGCAATTTCAAAACCTATACGTGGAAGAGTTACTGCTACTTGTTTAGTTAGGTCTGCATCTTCACGCAAACGTGCAAGGAACTTTTGCCTGGGGCCATATGCTAAAGGCACTTTCATAGATTGTGTTATTGTTCCACTATTATCCTTACGAACTAAGTGAATATCGTTAAACATACTTCCAAAAGCAACAACCACTTTTCGAATTGTTTCATGGTAGAACTGCTGCCCTAACATAATATAATCTCCTTTTT